ACCAAATCCTGGATCTATAATTCTAATTTCTTTTAAAGATCCAGAAACAGCAACAAACCCTGTAGCACCTGCTCCAACAGAATCGGTGATCTTAGTAATAGGTGGATTAATTACATCATAATCTCTACCAGGAGCAAGAACATCAATGCTTTCTAATTTTCCATAATAAACTTTATCATAAGATTTGTAATTTAAAATTTCTACACCATTAACCAATATACCAGTACTACCTGGAGTAGTTTCATATACAGTTCCTGTATTAACTGGAGGATTAATAGATCTTACTAATTTTTGTGATTGTAGAGTCTCTTCATTAAAAGTAAAAGGTTCAATTCTATTGTCTGTTGCAATACCAGTAGTTTTATTACTATCAATAACAACATAATTTTCTTTATAAAGATCAGGAGTACTTTTTGCCAATTTAATACTATTAGCATCTACCCTTTTTACAAAATAAAGACCCTCATCAAACAAGAATGACTTAATTACTAAATTATCTAATTCAGTACCACTAGTGGGGTCTACATATACATCATTAACTATCTGTGGTGTATAGTATACAGAATCTCCAGTATAGAATCCATGATCAAAAATAGGAACTCCAACAGGAGTAGTAGCATCAGCTATTATATTAAAAGTATCTCCACTAAAATTACCATTAAATACAATTCTCTTAGCATTAACACCTAAAGATGAAGAATCGTAAGAAGGAATAGATGGTGATGTAACTAATAATTTTTCTGTCTTTTTCTGTTTATAAACATTTTGAATATCACTACTATATACAGAAGCTTCTGGAAAGTTAATCGCATTTGCTTTTGAAAGTTTTCTTTCTATAATATATGGATTTAATTCTCTGTCAGTTAAATCAATTTCACCCTGTTCTTTCAAAATAAAAGATCTTGAAGAAGTAATTTGACTTATAGTTGAAGAAGGTAAAGAAGTTTTTTCACCTAAAGAACGAGAAATGACAGCTCTATCACCTACTTTAAATTGATGATCAACATCAATAATAACTTCATACGTAAAGTCTGAAACGTCAATAAGAATAATGTCTTTTACTTTATAAGTTGGTGAAACATTATAAAACCAACCTTTCATTTTATAATCAGTATCACCGATACCTAAAGTTTTAATTTTTACATCATCACCACTTCCATAAAGACAACTTGCATTATCATATTCAAGAGAATTGATAACAGAAGTAATTCTTACCTCAATAGTTTCATCTGGATCAAGAACTGAAGATCCATATGCAAAACTATTAATACCAACAGTTGTTGCTGATGTAATCGTTTTAGCTATTCCAGTTAATCCAAAAAATTGAGTTAAATTCTTAGAGGTGTATGAACTTATTCCTACTGTATTATCAATATATCTAAAATGAAGTTCACCTTGAGTAGAAAATCCAACAGTGGAATCAACATCAAAAATAGTAGACCCTACTGATACTCCACCAATTATTTTGGTTCTAGGAGAAACAGAGAATGTACCATAAGTTGCACCCTCAACCCTTGAATCTCTGTTATATCCAGCATCTACACTAAACTTATAATAGGTCTCACCAACACCCACTGGAATCTTTTCTACGTGCGTTATAGGGGCATATGCTTTCTCAATACCAGCATCCTTATATTCATCTTGGAATAAAGTAGATAATTCTAAATCAAGAGGATTTCCATTAACAGGTTGTACTACAAAATCTTTAGTAATTTTATAGTTAGCATTTGATGGTGTAAAAAGAAAATCACGAGGTCTTATAATATTAACATTTTCATTATATAAAGCTTTGAATAAAATTTCAAAACCTCTATCAGTTCCTTTACTTAAATAAAAATCTTTTGACTGTTTTATAAAGACTTGTTGATCCAAATCAGAAGTAAGTTGCCTACCTTCTAAACCTGGTGTAATTTGATATTTTGTTTTCTTTAAAAATTCTTTAAGGAAAAGACAACTTAGATTTTCTATTGTAGATCCTTTAGGATGTTCATCTGCATCGGTAGATTCAAATACCAATTGCTCAGAATTAGTAGGACTTCTATAAGAAGTAATACCACTAAATCCCCTAACACATCCAGTAAATCCAAAAGTGGTTATTCCAGTATATGTAATAATTTCATCATTAATTTTTAACAATCCATAGGAATCTGGAAATCCAAGAGTTCCTGTAGGAAAGTTTTGCATATCAACATCAATAGCATCACTTGTAATTCCAACAGTTGCACCCAATCCCACAGAATAAGTGAGATTAGTAAGATTATCTATTTTTACATAATCATCAATATTGGAAATTAAATCAACAGGACCACCTTGGTATTCCTGTCCTTGATAATAAGATTTTAAAAATTCAGCAACTAATGGGTATTCATTCTGCACATATTGAGGCAGTTGATTCTGGACAATGTTGTTAAACTGTACTTTTTTTGTTGTCATTTTATAATCTTTCTATCTTAGTAGGATGAAGCACCAGATGTTGATGCGGTTGTTGATGATGTTGATGTAGATGTTGATGTAGATGGTGTAGAAGCACCAGCAACGGTTGTCTGAGTAGCAGCATCACGACCACCAGAACGAACTAAATTGCCATTAGCATAACTTGAAGATGTGATATAGTTAGAACCTGATGGATCTAAACCAGAAGCAATTTCATCCACAACCGTATTAAAACTACTATTGTTAATATCTAGTTGCAAATAAAGATCCTGTAATCCAATAATATCATTTGAAAGAGGACATACAGAAATCTCAATAACAGTTTGCCCATCTTTTTGCATTCCAGATTGTATATTAATTGGATTGATAGTAATTATTCCTTCTTTATAATTAATAGATCCTACGTTTCTTTTAATAATAGTAGGAGATTGGGATGCTATTGAAGGTACTGTAAACAAAAATAATGATCCACTTATCCTATTCGTATTGGGAATATCAGAAATATAAACATCATCCATTATTCCAGCTACTTTAAATGCAGAAGATTTGATATTATATCCACTCATACTCTTAATATGGAATTCATTTCCAAAACCAATTTGATATTCAGCAAAGGCATTTAACACTGCTCTTATATCTCTTCTTATATAAATCGTCGTAATATTAGATGTTATGGATTCATTACTTTGGTCAATAATATTCAAAAACTTACTATATTTAAATCTAGCACCATATTTGTTCATCTCAGAAGATTCAGCATACTTAGTGGCATTATTTTGAACCACGGAAGAAACATATGCAGCAGATGGAGCACGATTGGTGTTATAATAGATGTTTGAATTGACTTCAATGTAAAGATACTTCAAATCAAGCAATTCAGGTATAATTCCTGCTACCGCATACTTCTTCAATTTCAATTTAATCTGTTCTTTGATCAAATTAGGTAAGAAATCACCAGTTTTGGGTTTAATACTGATAAAAACTTTTCCGTATTGAGGTGGAACTAGATCTTCACCTCCAAAAACGGAAATTGACTCTGTTTCGGGATAAATTCTTGATGGAATTAAAGATTCATAGTCATTTGAGGTTACTGCTCTATTTTGAGACGAATAAATCCTTGGAGCAAACTTTCTAACTGACTCTACAGACTCAATTGTCTCTCCACCCGATGCAGGTATTCCAGTTGTCATCAAAGAGATACCAGAAGTGATTGTATAACTCTGAGCATTACGTGTATATTGGATTCTTCCCGAAAAATTGAAAGAATTCAGTCCATTTGCGGAATCTCCACTAGATGTAATATAATCTATGGTAATAAAGTTACCATCTTCAAGTTCTTTTCCAAAAATACCATCTCCAAAGAATATTTGATATCTTTCATCTTCAATTTCTTGTAAATAATAAACTTTTGAGTCAGATTTTACGTCAAAAAGACTATTTTGAGAACTATATTTGGTTTCTGTCGTAGATGCTTCGTTTGGACGTACCGAAACAGTGATTAAATCAGTATCAACTCCAATATTTGGTAAAATAAACTTCTGATTTGGAACTCTTGATGAATATGTAAAGGTTTGTGTCAATAATGTACCTTCAAAAACCTCAACATCGTTAAATTCTGCAATTCCGTTAAAAACTGGAACCGTAATATCACTTAAAATTGAAAAAACAAAGGATGAACCACCAAAAGATCCTTGTGAAGCTGCCACAGGACCCTTTTTAAGAGTCAAAGAAGCAGGTGAAGGTGTAATTCCCTCAGTATTCACAAAGAAGGACACTGTTGCCCTTGCTGCTTGCCTTGGACGTGGTACATAACCAATGTTTCTAGCTAAAGATATGACGTTTTCTCTTAATGTAGCAGTATCAATGAACACCTCATTGGTGATCATGTTAGCATTATATGAAGTAATGTAGGTATTATATGCCAGAACGTCTAAAATCGTCGAAAAGTTAGATCCCTCGAAGTCATAATCAGTAAAATTCGAGTTAGATTTAAGATATTCTTGTAAAGTTGATTTAACTTGGTCAAAATCCAAGTTAGAAAAGTTAGCTAATGGCATTTTTACCTACTTGACTGCAATACGAATTGTAATTCTTGTGCTGGAATGTCTCTTCCTATGATCAAATACCTTATAGTTAGGTCATAACTGTTATTATCATAGTTTGGTGATGCTTGCACATCCAATAATTTGACTCTTTCCTCATAATTTTCAATGGATTGAGTAATTTCATCTACAATTATAGTAGAAGTAATGTCATCTATGTTTTCAAAAAGGGATTCAGTGATGCGAGAACCAAAGGATGCATTAAAAAACTTCTCTCCAGGCAATGTAAAGACAATATTCCGAATAGAACGAGCAATTGCGTTCTCATTTTTGAGTGCAATAAGGTCATCATTCAGGGGATTTGCCTGAAATGTCATACTAATGTCTTTAAATCCTTGACTAACTCGTTCTAGTGGCACTCTAATACACCAATTATTGTTTATTTATTAAGGATTGTATACTCCTATTCTGTAAGAGTCATCGAATCTACTTCATAATCCAATCCATCCTCCTCAAAATCCCCAAAAATCTCACTTTGAACTAAATCATCACGTTTTTTAGGTGTAAGACGGTCATAAGATACCTCTCTTAACATTTTTTTCTTGGAGTTTTCCATAATTTTGGTATGTTTTTACTATTTAACATAAAAAAAGGAGGGACTTAACCCTCCTTCATTATTTTCCTTGTCCTCGATACGGTTTTTTTGCCTTATTACGAGACGTTGCGGATAGTAGTGTGCGAGCCGAGCGTCCTTGACGAGTTTTTTTCGGACGAGACTTCTGATAACCACCATCTGTGATGTTTGAAAGCATTGGCATTAGTTAATTTCCTCTAATTTACGTTGTACTGACTCCTCGGTTGCCTGAACTCTATAAGAAACTCCATCCCTACGAGAAAGTTCGGTGAGGATCTCTGCGGATAAATCCCATAACTCTGATGTTTCGAGTTGGGTGCTCACCGACATCTTAAATAACCCTTGTCTTCTCATGCCCTACACGTATGCGAGGGTCACACC